ACCACCATCGCCACCATCACCGACAACGGTTGAGTTATTGTCAATGGTAATAGTGTCACCACTAGTCCATCCTGTGCCTGTATCTAAGGCTGCGGTGCCAGTTGAGGTTGAAGAAATAGTTGCATTATTGACTAAGGTAACATCACTTAGGCCTGCAACATAGGTGCCACCTCTGTTATTGTAAATATTGTAATTAGAAGTATCGCCTGAAATAGTTAAAGTAATTGCAATACGATTAGAAGTACCATAAAAACTTGACATGGTGATTGCACCTGATGAGGCAATGCCTGAAGTGCTTGAAGCTGAAGGTACTAAACTACCACCACGATAATACTCGGACATAGAATGTGGAGTGCTACCACCAAATTCTGCCGCTATTTCGGATATTGCTAAACTAGAACCGCTACTCTTTATGGTCATGTTTGAGTTCCTCTATTTCAGCTTTTAATTCTTTTATTGCTTCAATAAGAACACCAACAAGGTTGCCGTAAGCAACTGATTTTATTTTTTCTTTTGATTTATCTGTTTTGACAACTTCTGGTATCACTTTTTCTACTTCTTGTGCTATTACACCCATATGCTTTTCACCATATTCTTCAATATCTATTCTATTGTATGTTACACCTCTAAGTTTACACACTTTATCTAAAGCATCTGGTATCGTTGTTATATCTTCTTTAAATCTGTTGTCAGAAAATGCCGTAACATCATTATTAAAAGTTGCAGCACCTGCTGCTGACATATCTAATGTTAGTGCGGTAATCACCGAGCCGTCGTCATTACCTTTAAAAATCATGTCTTTGTCACTGGTTGCAGATTGTATTACAAAATCAGTTGAGCTATTAGTAAATCGACCTACTTCTGTGCCAGCATCTTTAAAAATAATATCTGCACCATCAGCATCTAAAATGATATCGCCACCAGAATCTAAAAGCATGTCCGAGCCACTATGTAAAGATTGATCTCTATTTTTAAATTGCCACCCTACAGTAGCGTCACCTGAATATACCAAAGTAAATGCTGCTCTTTCATTCGCTACTACAAGGTTAGAAGCGGCACCATTTATATTAGAACTGTTACGACCTACAGTTAAATTATTAGTATCAAAAGTATTTTCTGAATCTAAAAAAGTTACTTCATCACCTGCGGCAGGTGAGGCAGGTAAGGTGATTGTTCTAGCTCCACCAGAAGTATCAACTAATAGTTGTGCTCCAGCTTGCACTGTTTCAGCTGCACTAACAACACGCCAAAAACGTGTTTCTTGATCTTTTACAATGTCAGTGCCATTTGAGTGACAAACATAATGATTACCTTCACATAGTAAAAAACCTGTCTGACTGGTTACCTTAAAAGTAAGGGTATAACCTGCATGATCAGTGCCATCAATAATATTAAAAAACTTTTCAATACTTGCAGGCATATTTACAGTTCGATTGGCTGCTAAAGTACCTGTAAATTTAATACTCATGTTTCTTGCGTTAGATACTGCTGCATTAGACATTACTAAAGTAACATCGCCAGAGGCAACATTAACTTCTTCGTATCCAGCTATCGCTTGTTGAACAACGTTAAAATTATTATTGGTTTTATCACCCCATGTTCCAGGGTTTTCTCCAGTTACTTGCAGTTCGAACTTTAAATCAGTTGAGTATGATGATGCCATAATTACCTACTTTGTATGTTTATATTAATTATAAGGTCGTTATGCAACCTTTTCAACCTCATCCACAATAGTCCATGTTTGCTCTGTGCCTTTACTTACAGCAGTCCACGTTTGACTAGATCCTGTGCTAACCGCAGAATAAGTTTGTGCTGTGCCTGTGCTTACAGTTGCCCAACCAATACCATTAGCTATTCCTTGACTGGCGGTCATGCTAATACCAGATACAGCAAAACTAACATCTATCTGTATACCAAGAGTTCCAATTGATGAGGTTAAAGCAGTGCCTGTTACGCTTACATTAGCCTCTCCAGTTTGTGAAGAGCTACCAGCGTTCATCGCTAAAGCAATACCAGAAACTTCAACTATAGTATTAGGTACACCTTGTGCTCCAAAACAATCTTCAGCAAATGTGGTTGCACCAAAATACATATTTTATCTCCTTATACTGCTATTTCTGTAATAGTAATAGATGATGCAAAGACTCCACCTAATCTTCTTCCACTACCAGCTCCATTAAAAGTGGTCGTGCCTGAAGCATTAAATCCTGCTCGCACTTTAAATGTTGTTTCACTTGTTGTACCAGCAGTCATGAAATGGCTAAACACAATATCTTTCATATCATTCGCCGCCTCAGTGCTACCTGCCGAACCGGCAGCTAAAGCATTTGCAGTTGAGTCTTGAAATAAAGCAGCCAACATTATTCCAGAGGCTGTACCATTTGAACCATGCCAAACGACATCTATTTTTAATTTGTTAGATGAATTAGTTGGAGTGATTGCTAAAGTCATGTATTGATCGCCTTCTGTATTTTGAGGGATAGTGTCATCTTGTGGCATAGTTGTGGTTCCTGTAGCTACAGCTCCTGTTTGAGTATTCACTATTTGTATAATCGTTCCAGCAGTTTTGTTGGTTATAATATTGCCTGTTGCAGCTGGAAAGGTTAGTGTATTAGTGCCTGCAGCAGCTGGCACATCGACCGTTACTTGTCCTGAACTACTACCTTTAATTACTAATGGCATTTATCCTCCTAACCCTTCAGTAGTTAATATCGTGCCTTCTGGTTCTCTTTCTGGTTCTAAAATTACTTTACCATCTGAATCAGTCCAACCAGTATCTTTCATGTATTGGTCTTGTCTTTCACCAACTACCATCCATGAAATAGTATCTGTGCAACTATTATCTTGTGCTGTAATAGTCAAGACATTACCTGATACTGAACCTTTGACTGCTGTCCAACCACTTTCATTTGTAGTAAAACATTGAACATCTGTATTTAATGCAACAAATGTACCTGCTGTCATACCTGCTACTGTATCAATATTAACACTTGCAGTTCCACCAACTAAATCTACTTTGCCACGATAAATTAAATCAGCTTGAGGTCCTTCTATAAAAGAATGAACTAAATAATGTGAACTATTTTTACTTTCCAATGGATGAGGAATTTTAAATGAACCACCATCTTTAGTAAGTGTTCCAGAAATATGTACAGTACCAGAACCTTTTGGCACTAATCTTATGCCAATATTAGTATCAGTTCCTACACCTTCTATTAATACAGGAGAGTTAGCAGCAGAACCAACCATTCTTACATTGTTTACTGCATTATCAACAAAATAAATATCTACTTGAGTTGTACTAGAATTTGAAAATTTAATATTATTTCCAGCACCACCAGCAGATTTTAAATTAACTTGGTTGCTACCATTAGCACTTAACGTGCAATTTCCTGTTCCTCCAAAATTAAAAGTGCCATCTGTACTTGACATTTTAAAATTATCAGTACCAGCGATTTTAAAATCTATTTGGTCATCTGTATCAGCATGTATACTTGTGTCTGCATCAGCATCCAATACTAATTCTTTTCCATTTAAATCTAATTTACTAGCAGTCATTTGAAATATATCAGAACCACCAATTTTAATATCTATTTGGTCATCAGTATCCGCATGTATACTTGTGTCTGCATCAGCATCTAATATTAATTCTGTACCATTTAAATCAATACTAGATTCTGTGGTTTGTAAATCTGTGTTATCTCCTTTTGTGCCATGTATCGTTACTGCCATAATCTACTCCTTTGGATATTTGTCTTTAATTGTTTTGATGTCTGCTTTCCAAGCATCAATACCATCATTATAAATTTTATCCAACTGCTCTGGTATAGAAGGATATTCAGCTTTACGTTTTCTTGCATACTCAAGATTATTATAAGCAGTCTCTAGCTCAGTTACTTTTGCTAAAATATCAGCTTTTGCTACTGGCGTGGTAACCCAGTCAATGTTATCTATATCATCCTCTATCATTACAAAAGACGCATTAGGGTCTATAGCTTTTATAGCAGCTGCTATGTCTTTTCCAGGATATACATTTTCTGTCATTATTCAATCTCCGTTAAACATACATGAGTACGACATCTACTTGTATAGGATTGGTCTGCGTCATTTTCAGTTCTATTTACATATAATGTTGTAGAGCCGTCTCCAGCACCAAAATAAAATTTATAACTTACTGCTGATGTTG